TCCAGTTCATGCACTTCGATTTTTTCCCGACGGCGCAGGACATCTTCGACGCGTTCGACTTCACGGTCGTCATGGGTGCGCTGGATTTCGACACTGACGAGTTCGCATTCCACGACGACTTCCTGAAACACAACTCCCAGCGCTTCCTGCGATTCCATCCCGGCACCCGATACCCGCTGGCGTCGGCGACGCGCGTCCTCAAGTATCAGGATCGCGGATACACGATCGGCAAGGGCGACATCCTCAAGATCGTGTTGGCAGGACGTAAGGTGAAGATCGACACGTGGGAGGAGCTGAAAGACCAGATTGGCGGCGCTTATGGCGAGAAGGTTGTTCTCGCCACTGAAGGGACGCCTTTCTCACTCGATGCGGCCATCGCTGCGCTGACGGTTGATGATGAGGGCAAAGAGTCGTGGGTGGCAAACGACAACGAAGAGCAGCCAGGCAGCGCGATTGGTCTGCTCAAGAAGATCGCTGTACCGAAAGGCGAGCAGTTCGACGAGAGCCGCTACGATGAAGGCGAGGATGGTCTCGGCTATCCGATCGGCTACGAACCGCCCAAGAAGCCGTCGCCGTTCTCTTTCGCCGCCTGATACCACATGCCTGCCGCTCACCACGGCGGGCACCACCACACACCACCGAGGAGACTCCCATGCACCTTGTCATCCACAAGGAAGACCTGACGCGTGCGCTTGCCGCCACGACGAAGGTCGTCGAGGCAAGATCCACCATCCCCATACTGTCGAGCGTCCAGCTTGCTGCCGCAGGCGACGGCCTTGCGATCACAGCGACCGACCTCGATATCAGCGCCACCGCAGGCGCGCCCGCTGAGGTCGCCAAGCCCGGCAACATCTGCGTTAGCGCCAAGCTGCTGAACGACATCGCACGCAAGGCGACCGGCGACATCACGATGTCGCTGGAAGGTGATAAGCTTTCGGTCAAATCCGGCCGCTCGCGCTTTTCGCTTTCGACGCTGTCGGCAGAAGACTTCCCAACGCTCGGCGACGACAAGTTCGACGCCGAATTCGAAATCGATTTGGCAGCGCTGTTCGCACCGGTGTCGTTCGCCATTTCGACCGAGGAAACGCGCTATTATCTAAACGGCGTGTTCTTCAAGGGCGGCAGCAAGTCGGAAGCCGTTGCCACCGACGGCCACCGTCTCAGTCGCCACATCGGCCCGGAGCTGCCGACCTTCGCTGGCATCATCGTACCCCGTAAGACCGTCGGCCTACTTCCGAAGGGCAAGGTGCAGGTGGCCGTCAGCCAGCAGAAAATCCGCATTGTTTCGGACGACGTGCGCATCACGTCGAAGCTGATCGACGGCACATTTCCTGACTACGAGCGCGTCATTCCTACGAGCAACGAACGTGTCATCATCGTTGATCGTGACGCGCTGATGAAGGCGTCCGACCGCGTTTCGACCGTGTCGTCTGAGCGCGGCCGTGCCGTGAAATTCAGCATCGCGCCAGGCAGCATCGCGCTTGCTGTCGCGGCTGGCGAGGCGTCGGCAAATGACGAAGTCGAGGCAGAATACAGCGGCGAGCCGATGGATATCGGATTCAACGCTGCCTACGTCCGCGACGTTCTGAACGTTTTGCCGTCTGGGCCGGTCAAGCTGGCCTTGCAGGATGGTGGCACGCCGGGGCTGATCACGTCCGATGGTTTCGAGGGGCTGACGCTCGTTTGCATGCCTATGCGTGTCTGATGAGTTCCGATAGCCGGAACGGCGGGCTATGGAGGCCCGCCAACTCCACCGAAGGCGCAGATTTCGAGCGCAACTGGTGCCGCCACTGCCGCAGTGATGAAGGCGAGAACTGGGAAGACGAATTCGGCAACGACGTTCCCGGCGTCTGCGTAATCCGAGCCCAAGCCTTATGGGGCGGACAGCCTGACGAGTGGGTGCGCCGTAATGGCATGCCTTGGTGTCTGGCCTTCACACAAGATCCTGACAAGCCAGCCAGATGCCTGTTTACGAAGGAGATGGATGTATGAATTCCTTTATGGGAATGCCCATCGTTACTAACCGATTGCTCACTGTACCGGCAGAGGACTGGTCACGCGTTAGATCGCCAGGCCGCGCACGTCGCCGGATGCGACGCGGTTTTCGCCAGAACGTTCGCTACTACGATGCGCCGACTCCCAAAGCGATGGTTATCGGCGGCGTGATCTACGTCCATCCGGACATGCTGGGTGCGATCATGAAGCAGGCGGATGCTGCGGGGTCGTTCGTCTGATGGCCCCAATACCCAAACCAGAATCGAGCACTGTCCGTGCCATCTACGCAGCATACGAAGTTGCAGCCTCTTCATGGGACAGCCTCGGCATATCAGTTGGCGAGGCCAACAACCCATGCGACCGTGCTCTCTGGTATGCATTCCGCTGGGCCTCCCCACTGGAAAAGCATCACGGCCGCCAGCTGCGTTTGTTCGAAACCGGGAATCTTGAGGAATCGCGATTGGTCGAAGACCTCGAGCGCATCGGCGTCGATGTCTATGGCCAGCAGGACAAGATCAGGCTGGTGCAAGGGCACGTCCGCGGCAAGTGCGACGGCAAGGCCATGGGCGTCGTCGAGGCGCCTAAGACCGAGCACCTGCTCGAATTCAAATCGAGCAACGCCAAAGGCATGAAGGAGATCATCAAGAAGGGATGCAAGGAAGCCAAACCACTCCACTACGGCCAGTGTCAGCTCGGTTTACATGCCTTCGGGCTGTCGCGATGCCTGTATCTCGTCAGCTGTAAAGATGACGACACGCTCTATGCCGAGCGCATTGAATATGATCCGGAGTTCTGTCTGCGCCTGCTGGCGCGGCTAGAACGCATCATCAATTCGCCAGAGCCGCCGTCCTGCATTCACTCGTCGCCAGAGATGGGCGGCGACGGTCATTGGTCCTGTGCACGCTGGGCCAAGCCGATTTCATTCGACGAGCAAAAGGAAGGCTGCCCTACGCATCTGACGATTCCGGCGCTCGTGCCTGGCGAACAGACAGATTGCGACGAGGAAGCCGAGACAATCACTTATGTGCTGCGAGACGGCACGACATGGATAGATGGCGCCACCAACGCCTAACACCACATGAGGAGACCACCATGCCGCTTGCTGCACGCACGCCGCTTGTCGCTGCCAATGATAACAATCCGCGTAGTCCGGAGTTCGACCGCAAGCTTCTGGCCTACGAGCCGGCCTTGCGAAGACTGGCGCGAAAGATCACCAAGAACGATGACGCGGCCGACGAGCTGTTTCAGTCGGCGATGGTCGTCATGTTGCGCCGTCATCGCGAATGCCGCCTTGAGACCTTCTGGACGTGGGCCGTCCTCTGCGTTCGGGGTACGGCGCAGGAGTTCGTTCGCACCAACTCCACCAAGTCGCGGTCCGCTGAGGTCTGCAGTCTCTCGGCGTTTGAGGAACTGCCGGGCTCGACTGATCCGCACCAGGAGGAGGGCACGGACCTGTCTCGCGTTGTTTCGCTGCTGGAAGGCCGGAATGGCACGATGCTGATGCGCAGGGCGATGGGCGAGACGCTGGAGGCCATCGGTAATGACCACGGCCTCACCAAAGAGCGCGTTCGCCAGATCGTCATCAAGGAGCGGGCGAGGGTGCTTGGGCTGCTGCGGGAGGCGGCTTGATGGCATTACGCTACTATCAGCGCGAGGCTGTCGACGCGACGTTCGATTACTGGCGCGAAGAGGCTGGACATCCACTGATCGATATGGCGACCGGCACAGGCAAAAGCATGACGCTCGCCACGCTGTTTCATGAAATGATTACGGGCTGGCCTGACATGCGCCTTCTAAACGTCGTGCACGTTCAAGAGTTGGTCGAGTCCAACTTCAAGGAGATGATTGGCCTCGCGCCGTTCGCTCCGGTTGGCCTTTACGCCGCTGCCTTAGGGCGCCGCGACTCACGCGCACAAATACTCTTTGCCCAGCTACAAACCGTCTGGAACAAGGCCAACGAAATCGGGCATGTCGACGTTTTGGCGATCGACGAGGTGCATCTTGTGCCTGATGACGAGAATACGATGTACCGCATCTTTATCCAGGCGCTTCTGGCCATCAATCCAGACATAAAAATTGTCGGCTTGTCCGCCACGCTATACCGGCTCGATAGCGGCCGGTTAGACGAGGGCGACGACAGGCTATTCGACCGCACGGTTTACAGCTACGGCATTCGTGAGGGTATCGATGATGGCTATCTGACTCCGATTACTTCGAAGCCGACGTCGACGAAGCAGGACACGTCTGCCGTTCCATTGCGCGGAAACGACCTGGCGAAGGGCGCGCTGCAGAAGGCGGTCGATCAAGACTGGCTCAACAAGCGTATTGTTGAGGAGGTTTTTGACACAGAGCCCCATAGAAAAACCGCTCTGTTTTTCTGCGCTGGCGAAAAGCACGCAACGAATATGCGCGACATCATTCGCGATGGTGGACGGTCCTGTGAGATCATCATGGGAACGACGCCGAAAGGAGAACGTCGAAAGATCATAGAGGCTTACAAGCGCGGTGAAATCTGGGGCATATGCAACGACAATGTTATGTCGACAGGCACCAACGTGCCTCGCATTGACCTCATCGTTGACGCCGCCAAAACCAAAACTGTTACTCATTACAGTATTTAGTTTCGCATCACGTTTTTCAAGCACAATATCAAATGGTTTAGCGCCTTCATCCAGCTCGGTCACGTTGATGTTTGGCGCAATAAAGTCATTTTGCATCATCAGAACCGAATAAATCGC